TAACCGACCAGATTATGGCTGGTGGTGGTGTTGCGCCAAATCTAACCGGTATATTAAATGCAACTGGAATAAATACATTTGCCTATGGAGGTTACAGTGGTGGCCTTAAGAGAATAGGTCAAATTTATGAAGCAATCACAGAAATACAAAAAGATAGTTTCTTAAATCCAGACGCAATTATTATGCACCCAAGTGACTGGTATCAAGTTGTAACAGAAGTAGCAGATACATCTGGAACATCTGGTGCAGGATTCACACAGACTCAACCTCTATTTATAGGGGCAGGTCAATTCGGTGGTGCAGTTGGTCAATCATTATGGGGATTACCTGTAGTATTAGATACCACAAGACCAGCAGGTACAGCAGTAGTTGGTGTATTTGGTGGAGGTCAAGCAATTCATATAGTTGCAAGACAAGGTATGGAAATTGCTATGAGCGATTCACACGATGCCAACTTTACAAAAGATATTATTGTCATGAAGGCAACTGTAAGATTAGGTCTTCCGATCTATCGTGCAAGTGCATTCTGTTCAATTACAGGTCTGTAAAGACTAATTTAAAATGGTTTTGGGTCATCAGTCTTATGGTGGCCCAAATTCCAGAAAGGATAAAATGAAATTAAAAAAATATGTTTGGAAGAACGAAGCTGGCGATATTAAAGAAACCACTGGCGATTTACCAAAAGGGTGGAAAAAAGGTAAATTAATGGGTGCAGTAGGTCAAGAGATCACTGATGCACAGGCAAAAGAGTGGGGCTTAGGTTCAAAGGCAAAGGCACCAAAAGAAAATAAAAGTAAATAAATAAGGTTTTAAATGGCTACTGCAGGTTATATATCTACTGCCGATTTAAAAGCATACATTGGTTTAACCGGTAGTGGACAAGATACAAACATTTCTAATTCTATTGTTGCTGCTTCAAGGCAGATAGATAGAATATGTAAAAGAAGATTTTGGCAAGATTCTTCAGCACAGGTAAAGAAATTTACACCTGTAAGTAATCTTTTTTTAGATACACCAGATATATCAACAACAACAGGTTTAATTGTAAAATTAGATTCAACAGATGATGGGTCTTACGATACCACATTAACAATTGATACAGACTTTGTTGTTACACCAACCAATCCAAAAACCTTAGGAACAGGTGCAGGTGAACATTTTCCATTTACACAAATAAGAATTTTAAACACTAGATCAAGTGAAAGATTTGATCCAGATATAATTAACAGTGTTCAAATAACTGCAAAATATGGTTTTGCAATGGTACCAGAGGCAATTGAACAAGCAACAAGAATACAAGCGTTAAGGTTATTTAAGCGTAAAGATACACCATTTAATGTATTCGGTAATCAAGAAACAGGAACAATAGAATTATTTAATAAATTTGATCCCGATGCCATGAATTTATTAAAAGATTTTAGAAAAATGGATTTAGTTGGCCAAATAATCTAATGGCACAAACATTTACAGCTGAAATAAAAGGCATTGATAAATTAAGAAGAAGACTTGATCTAGCAAATATGTCTGCCAAACCAATAAGAAATTATATGCGTGCAAGTGGACAGGTACTTAGAAAAAGAGCCATAAAGGAAACACCAAAATTTTCAGGTAGTTTGGCTAATTCAATTCATGTACAAAGAATTAAGTCAAAAGGTAGAATGCCAAATTCTGTAAAGATTTATTCATCTAGAAGTTATGCAAGTTATGTTCATGGTGATCCAAAAATTTCAGGTAGATTAAAATTAACTAAACCTTATACAAGATCAAAACCTCATTACCCACCTATTAAAAAATTAAAACCATGGGCAGAGGCAAAGGGTCTTAATGCCTATGCAGTACAAAGATCGATAGGTCAAAAAGGTACACCATTGGTACCGTTCTTTTTAATTGCAGAGAAAAAAACAAGAACAGAGAGAACTGCACTATTATCTAGACTATCAAAAGATATTGAAAAAGAATATAAAAAAGGTAGGATAAGTGGCTAGTTTAACATCTATAAGAAATGGTATTGGTACTAATTTATCCAACATATCATCTCTAACTGTATTTAATTTTGTACCAGACTTTGTAGAGCCACCTACTGCTGTTGTTGGTGTTGTAGAACTTATCGAATATGATATAACAATACAAAGAGGTGCTGACAAATATGAAATACCAATTTATGTTTATGTTTCAAGAGTTGATGCACAAGATTCGCAAGAAACACTTGATTCTTATTTGGCAAGTACTGGATCTTCATCTGTTAAGGCACAAATAGAATCAGATATAACCTTAGATGGATCAGCTAATTCTTGTAGAGTTATTGAAGCAAAAGAGGTTGGCGTGTATACTATAAATAACATTGATTATTTAGGTGTGGAATTTACAGTAGAGGTAATAGCATAATGTTTGAAGTTTTAATAGGTTTTGATACCAAAGAAAAAAGATACGAGGTTGGCGATATTGTCAAACAAGACGAATTAAAATCAAAAGAAATTAAAGATTTAAAAAAAATGGGTGTAATCGAAAAGGCAGACCTAAATAAAACAATGAAGAGGGCAAGAAATGATAAAGGTCATTATATTGCAGATGATCCAAACACACCAGAAAACGAAGCTTGGTATGAAACGGAGGAAGAATAATGGGATATGGTAGAGGTGGCTACGGTGGTGGCCGATCATCTAATAGAAGCCGAAGAAGGCGTAGAAGAAGAGGTACAAGGAGTATGAACTAATGGCCTTTGTACATGGTAAAGATTCGAAAGTCTTTTTAGATAATAATGATTTTGGTCAATATTTTAATAATGTTGATATAACAAGAACTGCTGATGTTACAGAAACAACTGCATTTGGTGGTACAGCTAAATCTTACATATCAGGTGATAAAGACGGTACAATTAGTATGACTGGTATGTTTGACTCAACTGCCGACGCAATTCTTCAACCATTTTTAGGATCTTCAACAAATACCGATATATGTATTGGTGCTGATGGAATTACAGACGGTAAAAGTATTTTCTTTGGAACAGGTGTAGTTACAAATTATGGTCAATCTTCGCCTGTTGGTGATGTTGTTGGAACATCTTTAGATTTACAAGCCAATGCAGGTTTATTTAACGGCTTGGTATTAGATAATGCAACAATAACTGCAACAGGTAACTCAACTGCAACCGATAATGGTGCAGGTACTTCCAATGGTGGTGGTGCAATTGCAATAGTTACAGCAGTATCTGGTACATCTACACCAACTGCAACAGTTAAAATACAACATAGTACAAATGATTCAACCTATGTTGATTTAGTAACATTTACAAATTTCACAGCCGTAGGCTCACAAGTTAGTGAGGTTGCGAGTGGAACAACAATAAATAGATACCTTAGGGTTAACTACACAATAACTGGGACTAATCCTAGTTTCAATGTAATAGTTGGCTTTGGAAGAGTAGGATAGGAGAAGAATATGGCATTCGTGCATGGATCTGATAGTGTATTTAAGATTGACAATGCGTCAGGATCACTTACAGATATATCAACTTATGTAAACAATGTAGACTTCCCAGAAACAGCTGATGTGGCTGAAACAACAACTCTAGGTGCAAGCAATAAAACCTATATTGCAGGTTTGAAAGATGCGACAATTTCACTTGGTGGAGTTTGGGACGCAACTGCAGACGCAATATTTGGTGCAGTAGTAGGTCAATCCGCTACATTGTCATTTGAATATAGTCCAGAGGGAACTGCCTCTAGCAAAATCAAATACACTGGCGAATGTATCTTGACAAACTATGCTATTTCTTCACCAGTAGGAGATGTTGTTGCATTTTCTGGCGATTTACAAGTAACAGGTGCAGTAACTAGAGGAACACACTAGGTTTACAATGAGTGAAAATAAAAAACGCTTAACGCTTGAAGATTTGGCGTCAATACCAAATGTTCCAGAAGAAGAGGTATTCATACCTCAATGGGATAGAACAATCTTGGTACAAGGCATTTCTAAAGCAACACAAATCAAATTAGGTCGGCTTATCAATGCAGAGGAAACAGACGCATTTGACTACCAAAAAGAACTGTTAAAGGTTTCTGTGGTAGAGCCAAAGCTTGATGATGACGCAATCAACATGCTTTATGAAAAAGATTCTACAATTATCGATCAGATATTTGTAGCATTAAATGATATAAATGGCATTGGGGGATCAGGCGATTTAGCCGACCAATTTTGAAAACGATTCTGATTTAACATTTGAATTTAAATTAGCTCGTGATCTAGGTATGACTGTTGGTAGTATGCGACAATCAATGTCCGTGCTAGAATATCAGCAGTGGATAGGTTTTTATCTATATGAGAAAAAACGCCGAGATTACCAACAAGCAATGCAAGAGGCAGAATTGAATAAACAAAGGTCTAAAAGATAATGGCAGTAGCAGATATATTTATTCGTATTGTTACTAAAGGTGCCGAACTTGCAAATAAACAAATGGATCGTCTTGGTGGTGGTCTAACAAAGGTAAGTAAGGTTGCCAAATTAGCAGGTATTGCATTTGCTACAACATTGGCAGTTGGCATATCTAAGGCAGTAAAACAATTTGTAGAGTTTGAAGACGCATTAAACCAATCATTAGCAATCATGAATACCACGATTGGTGAACAACATAGAATGGCCGATGCTGCAAGAGAGGTTGCAGTTTCAACTAGGATTTCTTCAACAGAAGCTGCCGAATCTTTTTTCTTCTTAGCATCAGCAGGTCTTAACGCAACACAATCTATTGCAGCCTTACCACAGGTTGCCGCCTTTGCTCAAGCAGGTATGTTTGATATGTCATTGGCAACAGATCTAGCAACAGACGCACAATCCGCATTAGGTCTTACAGTTTCAGACGCACAAAAAAACCTAGAAAATTTAACAAGGGTTACAGATGTATTAGTTAAGGCAAATACATTGGCAAATGCAAGTGTACAACAGTTCTCAGAAGCATTAACTACAAAGGCAGGTGCGGCCTTAAAGGTAGTTAATAAAGATATTGAAGAGGGTGTTGCAGTTTTGGCCGCCTTTGCAGATAGAGGTGTAAAAGGTGCAGAAGCAGGCGATAAACTTAACCAAGTTTTAAGAGATATTCCAAGAGCAACAGCCAAGAATAGTGAAGAATTTGCAAAACTTGGTTTAAATATGTTTGATACAGAAGGCAATATGAAAAATGTTGCTGATATTGTAGAAGAACTTGACTCAGTTCTTGGTCCAATGTCTGATGAGTTAAAGGCTAGTACATTAGATCAATTAGGACTAAATCGTGGTGTCGCAGACGCAGTAAAGATTCTTTCTGGTGCAGGCGATGAAATAAGAGAATATGAAAAGGCATTGAGAGATTCTGGTGGTACGACACAAGAGGTGGCTGATGTCCAAATTGCTTCATTGGCAGGTCAAGCCGAAATTCTTAGAGATAAATTTGCAGTTGCGGGTGAATTGTTAATTGAAGATTTTGCACCCGCTTTAGAAGATACAATTGGGTTCCTTAATGATTTATTAGATATATTTATAAGATTTCAAAAAGAAGATGGTTTAGCCGAAAACATTGAAGAAACATCGCTTAAATTATACAGATTAAATTTATTACTTGGTGCAGGAGGTGGGCAGACTTCTACATATACATCAGCACTTACAGATTTAGAAAATGCATTAAGTGACCGAAGATTAGGTCAACAAATGCAAAATATGGTTATTAATCAAAATGCCATACAAGATTCTATTGATAGGGCAATGCCAAGTTTTATTGACGCTAGAAGAAATGCAGAAAGATATGCAGTAGATCAAGATATGTTGGCAGTTTCTCTTATGGACACAACAAAACAGGTAGAAGAACAAACAGAAGCAGTTACCGATTTATCTGATGAAATGTTGGACAATCAGTTAGGTGCATTGTCGGCAATGTTGGACGCAGAACAAAATTATCAAGATATATTAAAAGAAAATGAAAGATTATTGGATAAAAGAAAAAAGGCAGATGAAAATGTAACTGAGGTAGAGGGTAGATTACAAAGGCAAAAAGAGAAGATAACAGGCATTGAAGAAAAACTTGCAGACGCAAGAAAGAATGCAACATTAATTACTGATGAAGAAAAACTTGCAATTCTCAGACAAGAGGCTGCCGTACAAAGATTAGTTGAAATAGAAGATAAATCAGAATTACAAAAACAAGAATTAATTGTTGCAGAGAAACAACTTGGTCAATTAAGACAAGAGGCAATTGGTGAAGATAGAGAAGTAATAAGATTAAAAAATGAATTAGAACAGGCAGAGAAAGAACAGATAAGGTTACTTGAGAGTCTTAAAGACGCACAAGAAAGATATAATCAGGCAAATAAAGAGTTTCAAGAATTAAAACAACCACAACATTTATTAAGAATAGCAGAAGCCAAAAGAGAATTAGATAAGGCCATTTCAGATGTAAAAGCATTTGATAATTTACGGGCTGCATTAGATTCAATTGCCAAAAGTACAGGTCAAACATTGGCAGATATTTATAGAGATATTATGGCAGTTATTAATATGCAACCACCAACTGCTACAACAGGTGGCGGAGGTGGTACACCACCACCATATATACCACCCGGTGATTCACCTGATGATCTTGTTATACCTACCGAAACAAGTGCAACACAAAGGGTTTTATCTGATTCAAGATTTAATGGTGGATCAGGTGTAACAACAATATTAAATATTCAAAATAATATACAGGGTGAATTTAACCCAGATGATGTTGCCATTAAAGTTATAGAGGCACAAAAAAGAGGTCTAAAGGTTATATTATGAGTGTTGCCTTTGATACAAATGTAACACTAACAGTAGAGGTAGCATTTGATTCTAATCCATTTGATACAAGTCCATCTTTTACAGATATATCAGCATTTGTAAGATCATTTTCAACTGCAAGAGGCAGGGTTAACGAATTAGGTCAATTTGGTGCGGGTACATTAACCTTATTATTATCAAATGCAGATAATAGATTTAATCCAACAAACACATCTTCGCCATATTTTGATTCATCGGCAGGTAAAACAAAGATACAACCTTTAAAGAGGGTAAGGGTATCTGCTGTTTATGATTCAGTAACATATAGAATGTTTGAGGGATTTTTAGATAAAATACCAGTTTCTTACCCAGCAAATGGTAATGATTCAGTAGTAACAATTACTGCCTCAGACGCCTTTAGAATATTTAGACAGGGTGATATTCAAGCAAGAGGTTTTAGATTAGGTCTGCCCGGATTTTCTGAAATTGGTCAATCAACAAGACTTTCTTTTACACCAAATACCAATGAATTATCAAGTACAAGAGTAACTAATATATTAAATGCAATTGGTTGGCCTTCAGATCGTAGAGATATAAATACAGGTACATTACAGGTAGGTACACAACAATCAACAGATAATGTTTTGACGGCATTACAAGAGTGTGAAACTGCTGAAAATGCGCAATTATTTATATCTTCGGACGGTAAGGTAACATTTAGAAATAGGGATTATAGATTATCAAATACAAAGGCAATAAATGTACAAGCAACATTTAGTAATGACGGATCGAATTTACCTTATACAGATGTTGGTATTTCGTTTGATGATGAAGAAATAATAAATATTTATGAATGGCAAAGAGAGGGTGGAACAACCCAGTATATTGCAGATACAGATTCAGTTTTATCTTATGGTGCATTTGTTAATCAACAGACAACAATAAATATTTCTGATACAAATGTAGCCTCAATTGTTTCACAAAAGGTTGCAGAAACCTCTACACCTATAAAAAGATTTGAAAGATTAGTAATAAATCCTAGACAAAATACGCTAATATGGAATCAAGCACTTGGTAGAGAGTTTGGCGATAGAATTAAAGTCAAGGTCGTAAACCCAGATGGCTCATCGTTTGAAGATGAGGTGTTAATTGAGTCTATAACTCATGAGGTGTCTGCACTTGCACAATCATGGAATTGGACATTAACATTAAGCCCAGCAGGTTCTTCGGCATGGATTCTAGGACAGGCTAAACTAGGTGAGGGAACACGATTTGCTTACGCATAAGGAAAGGTAATAATGGCAGGCGCAGGTTTTAAAGTATACGCAACTGGTGATCTAATCACCGCAACAGAATTTAACACATTTCTACAAGAACAAGTGATAATGGTATTTGCTGATAGCTCTGCACGCGATTCTGCCGTCTCAAGCCCAAGTGAGGGTATGTTTTGTTATTTGAAAGATACCAATGTGTTGCAATTTTACGATGGTAGCTCTTGGGCAAGTTTTATTGGCGAGGGTGATATTACAGGTGTAACAATTACAACATCTTCTACATCTGGTTTATCAGGTGGTGCAACAGCAACATCTGGTGCATTTTCTTCAACATTAGTTATAGCACCAAATTTGGCTACATCAGCCACAGTTGCAGGAACAGATATTGTTTTGATCGGTGACGCTGATGACAGTAATAATTTAAAAAAGACAACAGCACAGGATATTGCTAATTTAGCAGGTGGTGTTACATTAGGATTAGTATTAGCTCTTAGCTAGGAAAGGAAAGTAAATTGGCAGATGTATTAGAGGGCGTAGTTGGAACATTAGGAACTAGCAACGCAGATTTATTAGATGCAGTAGGATCATCTACAACTGAAACAATAATTGGCATGAGTTTTTCAAATGTCAATTCAAGTAGTGCAGATGTAACTATTGATATTGAGATTGTTAAGTCTGGAGGATCTACTACACCACATCTTCTCAATGATGTAACTGTACCAGCAGGAACAACTCTTGTTTGGGAAACAAAGGTAGTTTTGACAACAGGCGACAAGATTCAGGGATTGTGTTCAGCAGCATCAAGTATTGATTTTACAATTAACTATTTGAAACAAACATAGGTGTTCTATGTCATTTGGTTATATTGGCGACACATCTACAAGTGTCAAACAACAGGTTAAGAATAAAGGCATATTAACTACACAAGAAAGTTTTGATCTTGAAAGGCAGGGTTTTCTAGGTGGTAGTTTAGAGCTTATTTCAGAACAAACTACAAGTGGTAGTCAAAATTACAACTTTACATCTATAAAAGAAAATAAATATGATGTACATCTACTTATAATAGATGGATATACAAGTCCAAATGGAAGTCAAGATTTTGGTTTTAGATTATATGAAAGTGGAGTTTTAGAAACTGCAAGTGTTTATCAATATGCAATACAACGCATGGGAGTAAATGGCACATTTTTAGAACAGAAAAGTACAGGGGATACTTTTATTTGGTGTGATAATACTGGGTCAGAAAATTGGCAACAATATCTCTATGCGTATTTTTATAATTTAGGTAACTCTAGTAAATATAGTTTTTGTAGTTATCAAAGAACTACAAGAAGAAACACAACAGGTGGAAGTTACAATGACGCAGGAAATTATCTAAGTTTTGGTGGTGGTGTATTACCACAAACAAGTACAGTTGATGGAATACAAATTTATAATTCAGCTACTACTTCAACAGGTGGAACTGCAAAACTCTATGGAGTAAAACAGATATGAGTAACCTAAGATTAATTAATGAAACTTTAGTTACAAGTGCAGTAAGCACAGTTTCAGTAACAGATGTCTTTTCAGCAGATTTTGATATTTATAAAGTTACTTGTGAAAATTTTTCTAATAGCACAGGAGCACAAAACATAGATTTAAAATTTATAAATTCAAGTGGAAGTGTTATAACTTCCTCTGAATATGATTGGGGATATTTAAGACTAAATGATTATGGAAGTTTCACTGAAGCAAGAAATACAAATGATACTAATTGGGAAAATTTTTGGGGCAAAGATGATAGTGCAAGTGGGGAAACTCAAAATGTAGTAGCTTACTTTTTCAATCCTTATTCATCTAGTAGTTATACTTTTGGTTTAGTACAGTCATCAAATGCTTTAAATTCACAGTTACAAGCTATTAAAGGTATTGGTGTATTAACTGAAACAAGTTCTGTAACAGGTTTTCAAATAGTATTTAATTCTAATGCAAGTAACAATGGAAAAATAAGAACTTATGGACTAAGGGTTGATACATAATGGGATTATTACAAGTAGCAACAAACACAGTAACAAGTGCAACAGCAAGTGTATCTATAACAGGCATTAATTCAGATGATGTTTATATGGTTACAGGAGTTGGTATTGGTGTTGAAACAAATATAAGAGAAATTAATATGAGAATAACAAAAAGTGGTACTGCTCAATCAGATAGTGAATATGACTTTGCTTATAAACGCATTATAAGTAATGCAGTAAATGCTAATTTAGGTGCAACAAACAATAGTTTTATAAGGTGGGATAGTGATTTAGGGACAGGTACTTCCGAATTTACTAATTTTATAATCTATCTTTATAATTTTAATTCAAGTTCAGAATTTTCCTATGGCACATTAGAAGAAGTTGATGTTAACCATTCAGAAAATGCAATGGGTGCTCAAGGGGGATTTGTACACACAGTTGCTAGTGCTTCAGATGGTTTAAATTTTCAAGGGGAAAGTAGTTCTAATATATTATCAGGAACATTTACATTGTATAAGGTAATTTGATATGAGTACAGAATATGGCTACATAGGAAAAGAAGTTGAACAGTCTTTTAGAAATAATAAAGGTATTTTTACACCACAAGATATTATTGAACTAGATCAAGAAAACAAATGGACAAACTTTGGACAGTTGGAATTGATACAAACTACTGTTGCAAGTGGAAGTACAACTGTTGATTTTACCGATATAAAATCAGATATTTATAAAATACATTTTTTTACTTTTAACAATATAGATGTTACTGCTGACAGCGACAGACCAAAATTAAGATTTTTTGAAAGTGGAGTTATTGAAAGTGCAAGTGTATATAAATTTGCAAGTGAACAATGCGATACAGCAGGGTTTTCTGAAAGTAGAAGTACATCTTCTGATAATTTGCCAACAGTAAAAAACTCTG